ATACACGCAGGAATGAAAGCATAACAATATATAATAAAATTATCTTTATATAGCCCAAACCTTATTTTATAAAATATAATATTTTATGAAATGTCACACCTTGCTTGAAAAAATCAATCTCCAGCCGATAAAATAAAAGGGTCTAAGGGGGAAACGGTAGCCAGCTCCTTCACGATATACCCTCTTAAAAATTCCTGACAAAATTATCAGGGTAGTGTATGTTCCTTCAGACAATATAATGGCTATTAGTGGATGTTTCCTCCAAAAATAGCCAATATACTATCCACATGTATGAGGGTATCCCCCAAGTTTCAGGCTTTACGCACCCTAGTGAACCAAGACAACTTAATGCCAGCTGCGTTTATTGTTGCTCGTTTAACAAGACTAGCTTCTTGGTAGTACATGGTCGGTTATTAGCCAACTTCTCTACTGTTTTACCGTACGGTAAATTTTAGCCTAAAACAGACAAAAATTACCCATTTTTACCAAGTTTTTTACCGTTCGGTAAAATTCCAATATCTTTAAACTTTAACCAATTAGATTCAGGATTCAGTTGATATATCTTAACATCAAACCTAGAAGCAAAGTATTTAATCAATACCTTTTCATCTAAACATCCACTAGGTGTTGTTGTTTCAGTATTTAATATACCATCATAATGGTTTAAAGGTTTACCATCCTCCACCATATCAATACCAGCTAAGTAAATCTTCTTATAACCTCTAAGAATAGCAAAGTTTACAGCTAAGTCAGAGCTATAGTGTTTCCACGATAATCTCTGAGGTTGCTGAATAATATCATTATTATGAACTTTAATTAGTTCCCAGCCAGTATTAACACTAATCCATTCACAACCATCAGGTATATCAGGTTTACACCATTCATCAGCAGAAATAATATAATCAACTCTCTTTAATTGTGGTATTTTTGAATTAATACAACAAATATCAAATCTATCATAATCAAGATTATCAAAATCAAGTCTGTTGATGAAAGGACTTCTGCCAAATATTATCAACTCCTTCATAAGTTAAACCAACTTTCAGGTTCTTTATCAGAATAAATACCATAATCATCAAAGAAGTTTTCTATCTGTTCCTCAAACTCCTGTTCAAGTCTCTGTTTAATCTCCTCATCAGTATCTACCTGTAACATCTCTAAACAATCAGCCACAGCCATAGCTAAACAGTCAAGTCTATCATCATGGTTTAGTGAACCTCTATCTCTAGTAATCCTAGTCATTTGGTAGAATAAGGAGTATTGCTGCTGCTTTTCAAGAGGATAATTCTTGACTGATTCAGCATCATCCTTAACAACCTGCTTATCAACTATTAATCTATGTTGATTCATAACAGGTTCAAGGGTATCAATGATTCTCCTCTCCTTCTGTGTGTTATGACGAACCTCCTCCACAGCACAGGAGTATGTTTTTCTTAATATTGGTGAAAGTAAAGTAGTAAACATACCATCACCAAAGTTACTCTCTATCTTAACTTTATTAATATTGTAATCTTTAGCCATATCAGCTAGTTTTTGGAGGTTAAGTCCATTATAACCACCTTGCAGACCTCCTTGCTTCAATAGAAATAACTGTCCATTTAGGACAGCTACTATTGTATAGGCAAGTTCATCCTGACCTCTACCTGAAGGGTCAATAGACATTACTTTATAGCTGTAGGGAAGCCATTTAATATCAGGTAGTGGTATTGGAGAATAGTACCTATCATTACCTATACCATTACAAGGTAAATCTTTGATGATTTGTTGTGGAGATGAACCATAAGCAACCTTCTCAGGAGCAATATCTTTATCACAATCCATAATAATTAAATCACCACACTTCAGAGGATATCTCTCAATATCAGATAAGGTGGTATCTAACATCTGTTGCATAGCAAATTTACTTCTACCTTCAGCTTCAAGTTTAAGGATTTCTTCATCACCAAATCTGATAGGGTCTGTTGACATTCCAATCAAGGTAGGGTCTTGATTGACTTTGTTTGCTATGTATGGAGCTAGTTTATCACCATACTTCTCTTGTTGTTCCTCTGTGGGAAACTTAATAGGGAATATTCTTGTTGGTATTCCCTTCTCATGGAGTTTGTTATAGATTGAGATTTCTGTATGTGGAGTTCCTAAGAATAGCAAGCTCCCTTTTAAGGGAGATACTATTTGTCTGAACTCAGTTACAGCAGACTCAATATGTTCTCTCTTAATTTGTGTATCACAGTTCTCAGAGGTCTCAATATCATCTGCTATAATATGTGTTGCTCTGTTTCCTGTTAAATTACCAAATACACCAACAGCCAAACAAGATGGCTGTATTTTAAATCCTGCTGGTCTAACATCAAAAGCAATAGCATTATCTCTTTGTTTTGTTTGTGGACTATCATCAGGAATTAAGTGTTGTAGAAAAGGAACTATCTCTAACAAGCCTCTAGTAAACTTCATAAACTTCTTAGCTTCATTGAAGTTAGCTCCTACATAAATAATTTGAGTATTAACAGGGTCTTTATACAACAACCAAGCAACATAAATACCTGTGATGGTCGATTTAGCTACTCCTCTGAATCCATTAATGATTAGGTCAGATTCTCTATTTTGCAGTTCATCAGCGATAGCATATTGAATCTCAGTGGGAGAAGGAAGGTTTATATATTGAAAAACAACATATAAAAAGTTTTTGAAATTCTTTTTAAGCTTTTCTTCTAATGCTGCATCTATTTGAATATCTGTCATTCTCTCTTTCTAAAGGGGAGTAAATTATCTTCCTCATCATCAAAAGGTAATATCTCTTTAGCTTTTTCAGTTAGTGTATTTACCCCTTTGTGTTTGGTTGTTGCTTGGATATTGTTGTATTTAAGAAAATTCAAAACCACATTCAAATCTTGAGCAGAAGGTTCTCCATCAAGTTTATTATTGAGAACTTCTACAAATTTATCATATATTTTTTGTTCTTCTTCAGCCATTTAGACCTCCGTTTGTTTAATGTAGTACCATCCTATCTTGTTTCTCAGATAGTCTCCTACTTCTTTTACCCCTTCTTTGTTAGCATAGGGAAGAGAATTAATATCTATCTTTCCATAGCTTGATGTCTTGGGGTTTGCTTGACCAAATTCAGCATGTGTTATGCAATTAGATGGCTTTAATCCATAAACTCTGCATAACTGAGCTGCTAAATTACACATAGCTTCAACTTGTCTTTTGGTAGGAGGTGTGTTGATATTCCTGCGACAGCAAATGGCAACACCTATTCTACCAGTATTACCTCCTCCACAGTGGGCTGCATATTTACCATCTGTGCAGTTCAAGTTGTCTGCTGGTTCATATTTACCTCTATGGACACAACCATCACCATCTATCAGGTAGTGATAGTGTATCTTATCAATAGCACAGGGAGTATAATTACCCCCTGTCCAATGTAAAACTATGTTCTTATACATGATTAATAACCCATTAATTTATCTATTTTATGTTCCATTCTATTCAGTTGTGATTGCATTTGTTCTATTGCATCTTTAGGAGCAGCATAAGCTGCCATTCCTTCAAAAGTTACGAAAATACGACAGCTAATCAAAAATTGAATAACTGCAAATGCCGTAATCATAACTAATACAGCTTTTTTATCCATTTTTATGAGTTCCTTTTTTCCAGCCATTAAACTTTTGAAAATTATCAACTGAATGAAACATCAACCATCTTGTGAAAGCCGGTACGTTGGAAACAAATAATAATCTTTCAAAGACTTTATCTGCTAAATACCTATCACCATTAACATAGTGCTTATTTTCACACAGAACATCATGTACCATTGAAGGAATTAAGAATCTAGGGTCAGTCTTAGAACCTATCAATCTCCAAAACATTCTAGGTATTGTTGCTCCATCCCATCTGTACCCTTTAGGGATAGGGAATTTGTATATATTTTCTTTATATTTAATTGTTACTTCAATCTGATTTAAACAAACAAAAGGGAATCTATTTATTGTTTGTTTCTCAAGTGTTGTCATTGAAGGAAGTATTGAACTCATCCTAACTATTGGAGCTTTGTCAAAATCAATCTCCAAATCATCATCCTTATACCAGTTCATTTAACTTTCTCCCTTCTGACCTAAGCACTTTCCTTACACCATCTTGGAAGTATTTAAGCTTTGATTTAAGGAAGTTCATATTTTCTGATACATAGATTAAAAACTGATTCTCTTTGTAAGCATCAAATACTTCAATCTTTTTACCTTTATACATACCCCACATATATTCTCCATAAGCTCTTTGTTTAACTTCTTTGAGAATACCAAATGAAGGGTTATAAAACTTATATGGGGAGGGAATCATAACAATAGAATCTATATTCATCTTAAAACCTCCAAGTCCAGTAAAACTCTATACTTTCAAAATCTATATGGAAATGATTTAAACAGAACTGCCAAATATTATTCAGCAGTTCCATAAAAATCTCTCTCTTTTTGTTCTTTACATTCTTCTATAAACTCAGCTGTAACCTGAACATTAATGTTCTGAGTTCCATCTGCATTATATGTAATTATTGGATAACCAACAGTCAAGAATGGTAAGGTATCATTTAAAAAGTTCTCTGTTGTTCCGTCAAGTTTATGAACTATTCTTGAAACATAACCTAACGAAGTATTAAAGAACTTTCTTGCAAAGTTAGCTGGATTATCCTGAATCTCTAATCTTTCAACCCATTTTGTTCTTGTTTCTGTATGATGCTTTTGAACTGTTATTGTTCCTTCTTCACCAGTTATAGGGTTAATAATTGTTTCTTCAACCATAATAGGTCTTGTGCAATCATCTACCTCAATAGTTTTTGTTTCACCAGTAGGTTTACCAGTCTCAGGGTCAAGAACAGGAACTTCAATAGTTTTCTTTTCCCACTCTAAAACTTCTACATCATATTCAATTTCTTCTTGAACTTTTACAAGTTTCTTCTTTTCTCTGTTGGCTTGACAAGCCATTTTAAAGAAATCATCTTTTGTATAAAGTTTTTCCATTATATTTTCCCCTTTCCTCTTGCAAACCAAGTACCTGAACTTGATGGAGTGAAGCTGTCAGCATCTTGAGCTGATACAGTAACACCACCAACCATATAGCTTGTTTCATCAGCAAACTCAATAGGCAAGTTTACATCTGTACCACTTGTAGCATTACCAAAAGCCATAACAGTCATATCAACTCTCTGCTCTGCTACTGTTCCGTCAGCATCTTCTTTGTGGTCAATTATGTCTGTAAACTTATGTGTTGGCAGAGTAAAGTTTTTATTATCTTCATCAATAGTGTGATAGCCATTGTAGCCAACTTGTTCAAATAAGTCTTTAACTCTATCTCTGTATGTTACATCAACAACTTTTTGGTTAAGTTCTGCTCTTGTATAAGGTATCTTCAAGCAAGGTTGGTAAACAAGGTTACCGTCTACGTAGATTTTGAATGCGTTGAGGTCAATAGGGTATTGACTGAAACCATATACAGCACTGCCTTCTGGTGACATTCCGCAACCTATACCACAATATCCACCTGCTGTACTCATAGCTGTGGCACCTGTACCACTAAAGGTTTGTAATGAACCATTCGTGTAAAATTTAACTTCATAATTACCATTTACATAGTATTTAGCAATCATTTTATAATTGGTATTTGGTTGTAATGTAGCTAACTCAACACCGACATATTGTGCTATCATTCTTAATTTAGCAGTACCGTCAACACATAAAACTGTGGTCTCGGGCGAACCAGAAACGGCATTATATATTCTAAAAAATATACTTCCGTCTACACCCCAAGAACCAGTAGGTATAGTGCTAGGTGTGTTTATTTCATATTCATATTGAATATAATTATTTACTGTATATGTAGGTGTAAAAGTTAAATAGTTACTACTATCAAATCCACTCGCAATGCCATCATCACTAATCGTAGGTGTACCAACAACGGTATAATCATCAGGCTTAATTGTATCTATGCCTGTGCGGTTTCCACTGAAAACCTCAACTCCGTCAACAGTAATTGAGAATTGTTTTAGGTCAAACTCACCCTTAAAATATCTTACTGAAGTATTATATGTCCAGTTTAATAACATCAAATTAGTATTTGCGTTTGTTTTAGTCGTAGTGTTATTTGTCCATACTGTTGTATAATTTACTCCGTCTGTACTTCTTTGAGCATAATATTGTGTACCAGTAAAACCGAGTTTCATATAGTACATATTTCTATCTCTTGGAATAATATCAACAGATGGTGCTATATCCCATCCATTACCAGATGATATAAATAAATCACCCCTGTCAATCATTATGCCATTTTGGTCACCAGTAGAAATAGAAAATGGACAATCACTTTCAAGTGCTAATACTGCTAACCTAAATTTAATTTCCCAATTATCAGCACTCGCTAAGTTAATTGCATTAGGCGAAGAAAGATAAGCATTTGCAGCACCACTAGCAATTCCATCATCCGTAACAATCGGACTACCAACTTTTGTAAACTTAGAACTGTCAAAAGTTGAATGTGCCAACTTCCTTACTTTTTCATACAAAGTGCTATCGTCTTTGACAGACCATTCAGGTATAACATTTACTTTATCTGCTCCAACTTCATACACTTCATCAGGTACAATTTGTATTTTATTAATATTTTCCATTATTCATCCTCTACTTTCGTAAACTTTAAAATATTATCTTCAATCTTAATATTCCAGCCAAGAGTAGCTCTCTGTGCCATTTCCTCACATATTTGTCTATTATGTTCTATGTCAGTTTCAGCTGCTGTAATAGTTGCATTGATTTCAGATAATGCTGAAGTTTTAGCTGAATTAACAGAACCTACTCCCTGAGTTGTTGCTACACCTATGGAGGATGTTCCGTTGGTTGTTGCAGTTGATATAGAACCAAGAGCAGAAGTTGTAGCACTGCTGATACTTGATTTACCATTATTAACTGCATTTGTTATAGCAGTAGTAGCTCCTGTTGTAGCTGTACTTATACTTGTAACAACACCTGAACCAGCCTGATTAATAGCATTTACAGATTGAGTTCCTTGTGTTCTGACAGCTTCAACAACTGATGTTTTTGTTGAATTAATTGTATTCAAAGCATTTGTAGCTGCTGAATTGATTGTATTAACAGCTGCTGTTTTAGCACTATTAATAGTTGTAACAGCTTCAGTTCCTTTGCTCCAAACAGAACCGGTAACATCTGAAGTTCTTGCTGTAATAATACTGCTACATTCAGTTGTTTTTGCTGTTATGCTATTTATAGCACTGTCTCTTGCTCCTTCAACATAGCTGATTGCACTCTCAATCTCATCATCAGTTCTGTCTCTGAATTTTAAGATATTATCTTCAACATCCATATCCCAGCCAACAGCTCTCATAGCATAATCTCTTGCCTGAGTTGTCTCAGCATGAATACTTCTTAGATTCTCAGTACCAACAGCTCTTATAGAATCTACATTGGTTTGTCTGTTTCTGTTCTGTTCATTCAGAGCATTAGTCTTTGTGCTATTAATAGTATCAAGAGCTTCTGTTCTTGCTCCTGAGATTGTGTTTAAAGCTTCTGTTCTGTCAGCACTAATAGTTGCAACACTTGCATTTGTTGTAGCAGCTATAATAGACATAGCTTCTTCATAAGTAGCATAAGTTTCTGCTGCTTTTACAGAAGCATTATAAGCTGAAGTTGCTGCTTGATTCTTGTAATCTTCAGCTTGTTCCATATAAGCTTTTGCTGATGTGCTTGCCTGTTGAAATGTTGTTTCTAAATCATCTATCCTTGCATTAGTTGTTGATTGATAAATTGATATAGCAGTATCAACAGCTTCAATTTGCTCTGCAAAAGCTTCTGTCATATCTAATTCAAACTTAGTTTCGTTGTCAGTAACTTCTTGAATAGCATCAAAAACTTGGTCTTGAGCAAGGTTTTGGTCATCCTCATTTAAAATAGATGTGTCTGTGAATGTTACAAGCTTTGATGTGATTGGAGTTTCTCTTTTGATTACAACTTTATCTCCACTTGTTAATGCAGGGGATAAAATTTGAATCTGAGAGTTACTCAACATAGTCCAACCTGATGTGCTTGTATCATTGACATACACTTTAATATATGTCTTATCTATATATGAGAAAGGGATACTAAAAATAGCATCCCCTCCACTATAGATGTACTCCTTGCGAGCATTATAATCTGTCATTTTGTTTGTCCTTTATCAATTAGAATTTTGTTATCTGATTAGTGATGTTGCTGTTTAGGTTTTCTTGGTTTCTTAGGTTCAACATATTGAGTCTGACTGTTTGTTGTCTTTCTCTCATTGTCTTTCCATCACCATCAACAAACTCATCACCACGTTTAGCAATAACTCTTCTTTTAGCTATGTTGTAATATCTTTGGAAAGTATCATCTAACAGTTTCTTTTTGGTTTTATAAGGAACAGAACTCCAATTTGTGTCTTTAGTATCAATACCATCATTCAAGCTTTTATATCTTGGAGTTTGTATTAATGCTGCAACAGATTCTTGGAGTGTTTTACCACCAATTTTTACTTCATCAAGTTCATCATACATAGCATCATAAGCACTTCTACCTGTCTTAGTACTCTTGAACTCTTCTAAAGGTACTCCTGTTTTCTTTAATAGATGTGGAATATTAGATGGAGAATAACCTCTTTGTGCTAATCTTTCCATCTCAGCATATTCAGGCTGCATAAAGTTAGCATCTGATTTTTTAGCTATTAACATTCCATAATAATCAACTCTATTACCAAAAACATCTCTCTTAAAATCTTGAGGAGCAACAAATAAGTCTGTATAACCTCTCATTAAGTTTGAGTACATACCTTCAGGTTTAGTTTGAGTATGTTTACCAAGTTCTCTTATTGCTTTTACGTTAGATGATTGTGGTAAGAACTCTTGACCTAAAGCACCAATAACACTATCTCTCTTTCTGATATCAGTAGATGGGTTAAGTATATCCCAAAGTTTTTCACCATTAGTTCTATACCCTGCTTGGTCAAAGAAGTTGTTCATAACAGAAGCAAACAATCTTGTTCCAATATCATCTAAAATCATCTGTTGTTTAGGGTCTGTCATATCTCTATGCAAACACATACAATCAGCTGCAAAAGCTAGGAAACTATCAAATACAGGTATTTTACCCATATATGAAGTATATTGACCATCAGATGTTCTGAATGAATAAGGTTTCCAGCCTGTCTTTAATAAAGCTGTTTTAGTCTTTTGGTCAGGTGGTTCAGAACCTGTTATACTTCCATCAGCTGCTCTGATAAATGCAGCTAAACCAAACATAGCAGTGAAACCTGCTTGACCTATAACTTTAGCTCTGACAGTAGCATCTTTAGATGTGATTCTTCTCCTTACATCTTCTTTTAAAAGATTAAATACAGGAATTGAATCTGTTGCTGTATCTGCTATATTTGCAGGGGTTTTAACAAATAAAGCTATCGGTTTAAGGAATGGAGCTTTATCTGTCATTTGTTGGATACTACTACCAACATTAGCTATTAAAGAAGAAGCTTTACCTGTTTCTTCCATTTTACCAGTTCTAGGATTAAATTCTTTTCTATTTAATCTTGTTTGGAAGGTTAGTTCTTTAGCTTCATTATATGCTGCAAAATCTAAAGGTTTACCACTTTCATCAAAAGCCATTTTATTAAACAGCTCATCAGCCAGTTTTAAAACATCATTCAGATTAGAAGCATCACCTTTTAATTGTAGTTGTTGTTCTGCTTGTGTAAAACATTTTGACCTAACAATACTTCTGTAGTTCATTTGGTTAAAGAACTCATCTTCAGCCATCATTAATCTAGGATTAACTTCATAGATGTTAGCTATATTTTGGAAGATATCTTTACCATCATTCATTTGAACAAATGGTTGGAAACCTTCAACACCATCTTCTGTTAGGATTTTGATGTTTGTCATTAAGCCTTCACCTTTTTTGAAAGCTTGCCAGCCTAGTCCTAAAGATTCCCATAAGCAAGAAAGTTTAGATACACTTTCAAAAATAGCTTCTTTAGTAACAGAAGCAGCCTCTGCAAAAGTAGCTTTCTGACTGTTTGGTAAAGCGAAGTTAAGCCTATCAACAACAGGTAGCAAGAATGAACCAATCATTTTAAAAGTTGGATTTGCTATTGACATAGCTGCTGTACCTATTGCTTGGTTTAATACAGATTTGACACCTAAAACATTGGCATAAACATATCTGTTACCATATTGAACTACCTTCTTAAACTTATCAGCTGTATCACATAATTTTGTATACCAACCGAGTTTATCAGCTTCATCTGTTAGTAGAACTTCTTGTATTGTTTTAAAAGCATCTGCTTTTTTACCAGCTTTAAGATTTTGATATTGCTCTTCTATAGCTTGGTTAAGCTTCTTAACAACACCTTTATCTTTTGTTAGTTCATCAAAAACATCCCCAGCTTTAGAAAGTTGGTCTATAACCTCTTTCTTAAACTGTTGTAGGGATTTGTTTCTTGTGAAGTTTAATGATATTGTATCAAGAACATCTGCCAAAGAATTAATCCCTGCAAGAGCTAAATCAGAATACTTTTCTGCTCCAAATACAGGAAGTGCTTTATTAATAACTTTTTGATAATTTAATGCAGCACCAAAGCGAGATTTACTTGTCTCAATGAAAGAAGTAACTCCTCTTGCTGCTGTTAAAATCTTTAAGTTTTCTCTTGGTGAAGCAGCTTCTTGTAAGTCTTTTAATACACTTAACAATCTGACTGCTGCCAGCTGTTCTCTAACATATCCATCAATTTCATCAGGACTTCTTTTACTTAAAGCTACAGCAAACTCTATTGGATTGTCTGCTATTTCTTTAGTAAAATATTTATCTGCATCATTAGCAACATCTTTGAATGTTTTACCTGATACCTCAATATCATTAGTTACTATATGTTTAATAATAGCTTCAACATCATCAGATGTTTTAAATTCAAAATCTCCTGATTTTATTTTTGCTCCTATATCTTCTGTTGGTTTAACTGAATCAAAATCTATTTTTAATTGTTCTGCTTCCACATTTTTGACAGGAGTTTCTACTTCAGGTTGCACATTTTGCTTAGGAGTTTCAACTTCTGCTGCTTCTTCTGCTTTTAAAGCTTTAGCTCTATTTGTGGCTTTTTTATGAACAAAGCTAGGAGCATATTCTGCTTCATTATCACCAACATATCTTGATACATGTACTCCACTACCTTTTTTATAAGCACCTTTTGGAACTTCACCTTTAATAAAATCTCTAGCATGTTCCAGTTCACTTCTTAGTGAAGCATAGATATCTCTTGAATTTTTATTGATTTGTATAAGAACATTACCGTTTTTGTATTGGGTTGTTTTTCCATCAGGAATATTTGTCCAATCACCATATCTAACAGTAATTTTATTCTTACCTAAATCCCATTTATCTCTATAATAATCTACAACTGTATTGGTTGTGTCTGTTCTTTCTTTTGCTGTTTTACTGATTAAACCATCACCACTAACAAGACCTCTCTGTTTCCAAGTAGATTCAACTGCTTGGTTCATGTGAGAGATACCTAAATTACCATCAGGGTCTTGAGCTAGTAGTTGTTGTCTGTATTCTTCAGGAGTAACCTTACTAGCATCTTCCCAATTAGATATCTTAATAGACCAGTGTCCATCTTCATAAGGGAAGATTTCTTCTCCTGCATCTCTCAGTCTTGCTATTGCTTTTCCTTCTTCAATTTTATCAGCAGGGAATCTATCAGCTATTAGTTGTGAAACTTCTTGACCGGTCTCTAAAGCTTCTTGTCTTAAAGCATCAACTTCATCAACCATATCCTGAACTTTAGCAACTTTTTCTAAACCAATTTTACCTTCAGCTGCATCAAGGATACCCTGTCTAGCTTCTTCTGCTGAAGCAGCATGTAAGCTTTTGTGTAATCCTCTAAAGAAGGTTCTCATAGGTCTTGTCAAAGCAAGTCCTGTTACACCTCCACCAATAATACCTCCCATAGGAATACCTAATAAAGTATTATTAACAGCTTCTTTTAATCTATATTCAAGCTCAGAATCATTTTCACCTGTTTGGAGATATGATAATAATTTATTATCTGTTTTACCAAATACATCAGCAAAATGACCTTCACCTTCTTCTTGTCTTGATAAAGTCATATTAGCCAAGAAATCAGATACAATAATATCAGCAGAAGCATTAACAGCATTACCTGCTATAACAGCTGCTTCTACTCCCTTTTTACTTGCACCACCAGCTTTAGCTGCCTTAGCAAGTTTTATAGGGTCAACCATTTTTAAATTGGCTAGTTTTTGTATCCCTTGTCCTAATTTAATAGTTGCATTACCTATTGCTGCTGCTTTAGGAATAGCTGTTGCACCTTTTATTAATGCTCCAGCTGCTGCAACTTCACCCCCACCAAATAGAAAACTACCTATAAATGCAGCCGTACCTACACCATAACGATATAAATACTTCATATTATCTGCATAGTGTGTTCTTGATTGATAATCACTTTCTAATGATTTTGGTAAAAAGAAATGAGAAGCTTCTGTGCCTACAGCTCTGAGCATATCTCCTTGTGATTCCCAAAAACCTAGTTTTTCATAAGTTCTTTCTTCTTTTTCAGGCTGCTCATTAATCTCTGAAGGTTGTTGTTGATTATCGTTTTGTATATTATCTTCTTCTTCAGGATGAAGCAGACCCATATTAAGAGCCTCATTTCATCTAAAGTAGAAGAGGGGTCGTCTTGTTTATTTTCCCACCTATTATAGATGGCTTCAACCCCTGCATTAACTTCTTCTACACTCATTATATTTTAACTCTCCATAAATTGTTTAGCTGTTATCCACTGTTTATTAGCATCATAGAACTCAACATGGAGGCTATAAGCTTTTTGACCGTTTGCTAAAGTTTCTGTTGCTCCAGTATTACCAATACGACCAACAGGTATGTTTTTACCAACCTTTTGTCCTACTGATGGTAAATCTGCATGTTGTAAGTGCATATATTTAATTAACTTACCATTAGCACATTGAACTAATACCATATTACCTTGACCACCACTCTGAGCTTCAGGCTGAACACCTACAACAGTACCTTCCATAGGAGCATATACTTGACGACCACCAACAACAAATCTTCCTCTAAGGTCATAACCTGTGTGTCTAGTGTCTTTTGTATAAGAATTTCCTTTATCATCTGTTACTGTTATTTTTCTATGTTGTTGTGGATTAGAAACAGTAGTAACTGTACTATCATCCCAGCCCATTTGGTTTTTAATTAATCCCATTTGTTTCAAAGCATTAATAGATTGATTAATATCTTTTGAGCTTTGACTCCACTGAGATTGACTAATAGCTGGTGTACTTCTTAAAGATTCAAAACCAGCTGCAAAACCTGTAACTGCACCTGATTTTTCCTGCTCTACTGCATATTGTTTATATGCTGATTTCCACTTAGCTAATTCATCATTAAACTTCTGATAATCACCATCTTTTTGGTATCTTTCATTAAGTTCCATAAGTTTATTTTGGAAAGAAGTTTGTTGGTCAGGGTCTAACAATATTGCATCAATATCAGAATCTCCTGTATGATAACCTTCTATCATTTCTTTCTTTGCTGCTTTTAGATGTTCAACAACTCTCTTATTTTCAGCTGTTTGTTGTTTTTGTTCTTTAGACATAAAGTTTTGTAATAGATGGAAACCATCTTCTGCACTAAGTTTATGTTCATTCATAGCTCCTGCAATTTCTTCTACAGTTGCTTCACCTAACATAACTTTAACACCTAAAGCAGTTTTAACTCTTGGGTCAGTGATGTTTTTAGCTGTATCCCACCAAGCATCTTCACCAGCAGCCATAGACTTCAATAATTTAACACTATTGACACCATCTAATTTATACTTTTGAATCATATCATTAGCATATTGCTGTCTAGCATCAGGGGAAGCTAATTCACCTTTAGTGTATTTATCCATAAAGTCAGTCATTATTTCCCTAGACATTTGTTCCTGTTTGAAGTCTTTTACCTTAACTTCCAACTCCATTTGTCTAAGGTCTGCTTCTCTTGCTTGAGATAGTAAATCTTTAACTGCTACATCATAGTTTGGTATAACCTGTGATAAAGGTGTTCCATCAGGGAGTGAAAAATCAGATATTGCAGCCAATATTTCTTTATCATCAATTTGACCAGCATTTCTTGCTATATAGTTTTTCAAAGCTCCCATTAAGTTTTTAGCTTGAGTATCTGCTGCTACAACACCAGTCTCAGTATCCCAAGTTTTAACTTCATTTTCTAAAAGTTCTCTGAGTCTTGGTACTTTCTCAGCTTCATCTTCAATATCCATAAACAAAGCTTCAATCTTATAAGTTAATTCAGATTGAAGCTTGGTATTTAATAAACCAAATTTATGTGCTTTATTTGAAACAGTGTATTTACTATAAAAATCATCCATCTGTTGTCGCCATTGGACTAAAGATGTACCATAATCTTTTGGTGATAAGCCTGTCTCTTTAAAAGCTTCCATCATTTTTGTTTGTTGGTCACTAATAAGTTTTTGAACAGCTGCACTATCCATTTTTTCAATCTCAGGAGTTGAAACAATCTCTAATACAGCCTGTCTTGTTATATCCTGTGATTGTAATTGTCTGAAAGCATTATCGTTATAAGGGTTGAAGATTGCAGCTCCTTTTATCTTTTTGGATACATCTCTCCAATCATTCTTATTACCCCCAGCAGACTCAGCTTCAAATCTTGCTCTGATAGCATTTTCTTGAGATTCATACTTCCATAAAGTATCCATCTCCATCAAACCTTTACCAAGTGAAGCTAAAGCATTAGCTGTATTAGCCCACTGAGCTGCACCACTATTATCAAGGGCATAGTTTATTCTTTTATCAGTAGCAGTTGCTGCTGGTTTAATTGCTCTATCTTCCACAGCATCAGGAACTATTCTATTGTTGTTGTTTTGATAAGGCATTATATTTTACCTCCTGTTCCTCTATATGCTCTGTAGTATTCAGTTCTAGCCTGTTGTTCTTTGTTGTTAGCATAAGTTGTCATAAGACCACCAACACCTGATAACAATGTAGAACCTGCACTTGCACCTGTGTATGGTTGCATAGAATAGATAGAACTCAATGCTTGATTTCTATATGTATCCATTTGATTTGTATATTCCAAACCTAATATCTCTAAGTTTCTAGCATGGGTATAATCGCTAACTGCATTAGCTCTTTCATAACCAGCAAAGAGATTATCAATAGTAATACCATCAATACCACTGGAAGCTGCTGAAGCTTGAGCTGTAGCCTTAGCTTTCATATTCTCAATACGAATCTTCTCAGCATCAGCTGCACTTGCTTCCTGCTCTTGTGTGTATCTTAAATTAACTTGTTTTGTTTGTTGAATATAGTTTGATAGAGCTGCTTGTGCATTTAAACTTTGATAATTAGCATAAGCTTTTGCTTGCTGACTTGCTCCTATTGTATTAGTGAACATTCCAGCAGCACCGATTGCTAATCCAAGTGCTGATATATCACACATTTTCTCTATTTTCCTTTACTTTTATAAAATTGTAAAAATTCATAACCATTAACCATAATAGGGTCAATAAAAGTAAACCCTATATGTTTTAACCAAGCTATATGTTTAGTGTTTCTTGCATCAACAGCATTAAAAAGTACATCATACTTTTCTAGCCATTTGGAAGTGTATTCTCTTCCACCTTTAACCAAAGCAATAGGATGTTTGAAAGATTCATCACTTCCTAAATACCATATAACACCATATCCTTTTGGTTGGTTGTATCCTGAAACCCCAAACATAGCTTCTGTTTTCCCTCTTACCTTAGCTGAATAACATTCAGACCAAGTATAGCCTATTGTCAAAGCTTCAAGAGGTGTATGTCCACAAGCTTGACACTCAGCTATATCTTCCTCTCTAAGGTTATCTTTCAGTTCTGTAATATCTGAAGCCTTAGAGGGAAGTATAACTACTCTATTGTCCACGAATTATTAAATCTCCTAACCATTCCATTGATAAGAAACAGCAAGGTAAATAACCATCATTAGTAACTTCTATTGTTACTTCTTCATTCCTTGCTATTACAGGGATTAAGAACGTACCTGATGATACTTCAATATGACCTAATGATGCAGATTTCATACCAACAATCTTACCTGTAAACTCAAACTCAGATGTTATGTTGGTTGAATATTTAGGTGTTACTTTTACATCAAAGTGTCCTGTATCTGCATAACAGAGGTTTATATCTCTGAGCATTAAAGTACCTTCAACAACCTTTGTACCATTCTGTGTTTGTTGTCTATAGTAAACTAATGGCATTTCCCATTTAGATTCAAAAGGAGAACCTATAAATATGTATTCCTCTGATAAATCTCCCTTTAACCAAACAGTAGTGTATGTTTCACCATTAGAAGTTGTGTTTCTTATTTGAGTAATTGGTATTGGGAATCCTTTTTTATTCAGAATCTTAATACCATCAATAAGTTTATCATTCTCATCTGCAATAATATAAGGTGTTCTAAAAGATGTATCATCTCTTCCTGATGAATAAGAACCTCCACTAAGAACAGTCTTTCTATCTAAATATAAAAGATAATCTAAATCTTCTTCTTGGTTCTTTTGTGTAAAGTTCATCTTTTCAAGATAAATACCATCTTCATACTGAATAGTCAGATACATTAGATTTTCATTAAAATCAACATTCAGTATTTTACCCTTAAATGTCCACTTACTCCAAGCTGATTGAGCTTTCTGCTCTGAGGAGTAGTAATAGTTATATACATAAATAGAATAAGGGTCTGCTGTTGATAAGAAACAAGCCAATGAGTTAGCTGTAGAACCAGCTATCTTGAATACATCTTTTGGTAAGAAGCTTGGTACTTGTTCTGTAACATCTCTAGCATCTATTGAATATGTGGAGGTTATATAAGTCTCCATTACTTTTGAATATTCACCATTTTCAAACAAGAATAAAGCTGTATTACCAATGTTAATTGGTTTACAGTATCTTGAGCAAGGATATTTCATTGTTAAGTCAATAGCTGCTGTAGAGTTTGAGAATATATCTCCACCTTTTATTGAAAATACAGCTGATTCAGAGAACAACAAAAGCTCCTCATTAAATGGTAAACTATGTCTGAGTAATGTCATTTCACTGTTTGAACCAATATCAATAGGGTCAGTATCAAGTTCTGCTGTTGTTGTTTTCTTGAAGTATGAGAATATATCCTGAGTATCTGAATATATTGATTTATCCACAGAGAGGACAGCTAACCTCCCCTTGTGTGTAAATACATCTTGGATTGTATTTCCAATAAAAGAGGGAGTTGGAGCAGAATCTTCATCTCCTGCACCTCTGTCTGCCCAGTCTATTACATTAAACATAAAACTACCATCAGCTTGTCTAATTAAAGCATGAGGCATTGTTGCTGGGTCTATCTGATATTCTATATCAGGAGAACAGCACTCTTTCCATGAACCAGTACCAAATGAACTACCATCTGATGTTTCAAATTGAACATAATAATCATCAGCTCTGTTTACATCTTCACCAACAATCTTCAAAATAAATCCATTAGGAGCTACAGTCGGTAATACATTTATTGCATCAGCTGATTTATAGAAAGCATATAAATCTTGGTTAGCATTACTATCTTCTGATTGAATAGTAAAAGCTGTACCATCTTTCTTTTGTATACAAATAACAGAACCATTCCTTGTAATGTTCCAGTTAGTTGTTCCTAAATTTGATACAAGGTTATTATATAAATTCTGTGCTATTGTGTTTGTTTTGGTTGTTGCTAAATCACTTGTAGATGTATAACTTGCAACCTGACTACCATTAACTGTTATAATATGGTCTGTAGTATAGTTACCTTGTCTAACAAATATTAATGCACTTGCATTATAAGTGTTAGGGAAAAGAGTATCATTTAAAGCTGTAACAACTGTTTTATTAAGAATAAAAGTATAATCAGCTATAGTTTTAGCAAATAAATCTTTTAAAGGTTTAGTGGATGTTATATAAGCCTGTAGTTCTGCTTTTAATCCAGCAGGTTCATTAACTCCATTATAAGAGAAGTCAGTAACAGCTTCACCATCAGCTAAAGTATATTCAGTTGTTAAATGATAATCTGTATATAATGTTGTGGTTGATAATACAGAAGCATTATTATTTCCTTGAACATCTGTATAACATTTAGTTGTTCCATGTACTACTTCATAAACATAATCACCATAATGAACAGTTTTCTCATTACCTTCTAAATCAAATACTTTGATATTTCCTGAATTATCAATGATAACCTGATATTCTTCATCTTCTTTAAATATAGTATGAGTTAGTGGATATTTTTCTAAAGTATTCATTAATCTAGCTATATGTTCAGATGGTGGTCTTTTCATTAAACCAACAGAAGGTGATGGTAGAAAGTTAATTAACTTCTTTGATTGGTTAGGATACATTAATTTATCAGGTTGTTGTGATACACCACCAATAAAGTTTGCAACAGTATCTCTAACTAAAGTCATTATATACTCTCCTTAATATTACCGTTATACATATCAGGAATCATTGTGTATTCACCTATCTCAAGTTCATGCTGTTCAAGAGCTATTCTAGCTTCTAATACATCTTCTTGAGTGTATTGAGTTGTTTTCTCTGCTCCAAGTTCTCTCTTAACAAACTTATAAGCAGCAGATATTTTAGCATATTCTTTAGCTACTTCAGGTAAATCTTCAAAATCAAAACACCAAATAACAGAGCATCTGATAGGTTTTGGTATATCATAAGTATGCTCAAACTTGTCATAAAGCTTACCTTCTCTAACAACATATCTGTTCTTGTAGAGTGTAGGAAACTTAACCATTATTAAATTAGGAGGAATTACTATTTTATTATTTATATCAGGGTTAAGCTGGTAATCATCTTCTGAATTAAAATCCCAGCCTTGAAGTTGAAATCTTTTGACTTCATCTTCTAATATATGTTCTGCTGCAATAGTAAAATAGCTCTTAGTTCCATTTAATGTGTTTAATGGAGCTTGTCCTATACAAGAGAGCATAGTGTTTATTGCTTCTAATTTTGTTGTCATTTTTAATTCCTTACGATTAAAAACCCATTAAATTCAACACAGGTTTTTCTATGTGCAGGGATAAGTTCTTTTGCATAACTATCCCAATAATCTCCAAATTTAAGACCAGCATAGTTCCACCATTTTTCCTTACCCATACAGTGTGCTATTGATGGATTTTCTATAGCTTTATTTTTAGCTGTAATAGTTGCTTTTGTGTCTTTAGGTTCAATTAAATTATGGACATCTATATTCCATTCATAACCTAATCTAGTGATATGTCCTTTAAAAACTATGTTGAAAATATCTTGGTCTTTTAAATCTAATATATAATCTTTTTGTGCTTGTAAGATTCTTTCTTTATAATTTGGTAGTTTTTCTCTTATCAGTTTGGAATTGAATAAGATTAAACCTGAATTAAAATAAGTTTTAGAATCTATTTTTAATCTGCTTTTATGAAAAATTGCACAAGGGTCAACTACTGCACCAACATAATCAACCTCTTTATCCCACAGTTTTTTAATATCATCCATTACCACCATATCAATATCCATATAAATAGCTTTATCTACAGGAATCAGGAATGGTATTAATAAACGATACATAGCAGCTTGAGAAAAATAATAATAATCACTGAGATGCTCTTCATTAAAATAAGATAAATCAGGATTAGGATAGAACATACACTGATTAGAAGTTCCCATATCTCTTTCTGTAATACCAATAAGATGATAAGTAATCTCTTCTTTAGTATTTGCTTCTATCATTCTCATTAAAACTATACAGGGATTTACATATTTTTCATCTAAATTGAAACAAATATGAATCATAAAATCTCCATATTACCTGACACACAAAAAAAAGAGGATACCCTATAAAGAGTACCCTCTGTGAATATAAAATTTGTGTCAAGCACAAATAAAATCTAACTATGAACCTGAACCACTTGTAGGAGCAGCTGCTGAGATTTCTACAGCACAGTCAGGTCTCAAGATACCATGACCTTGTAAGATTCTAGCAGTAAGCAAGTGAGACAAGTATTCAAGCATCCATTTAGGTTCAACGATTAAACCTTGACGAGATACTGTACCAACAGCCTGTCTGTTCATTACTAAACAAGCAGTGTTAGTGAAGTCACCATAGTAAACATTCTTAGGATTAGTTACATCCAAAGACTGAGTGATATTAGTTCTTGGAAGGTGGTTAGTCTTGATAATTTGAATGTTGTTCAATTTACCAGTAGTACCTTCAGAGTAAGAACCAGTACCAATGTCATGGTTTTTGATATCTTCGTATTGTGCAAGCATAGCATATTGTAACGGTTTTACAAAAGCATATCTGTCATTTTCAGGTACATCTTTTTCATCAAGTTCTACACCAGCTGCATAGATTGCTGCTGCAAGAGTTTCACCTGAAGTAAGAGCTGTAGCACCTGCTTTGATAACAGAACCACCATTACCACCTGATACAATAGCACCTGCTCTAGCTGCCAATACACCAACTTGAAGTAACTGTTTATCTTCAGTGTTAGCTAATGCTCTTGACATTTCTCTAACAATTTCAGCTCTATCATCATATTCTTGCATTTTAACATCAAGTTCGTGAATCATGATGTCTGATACCAAGAATGGGTCAAGGTTGATTGTTATTTCATTGTGAGCAATAGTTTGGTTTCCAAGTAAAGATTCACCTACTCCAATGTATTTTGCACTTGTTTGTCCAAGTACAGGGAAAGAAGCTGATTTACCTTTTTGTATAGTTTTGCTTCTAACATAGTTTTTCATTACCCTTTTTGCATCAAAAGCTGCTAAAAGTTCAGGAATAAATTGGTCTTTAAAAAGTTTTTCTACATCACCTGAAAAGTTAGCTTGACCTAATCTGGTAAAATTGATGCCATTTCCTTCATTGTCTGACATTTTCTAAATGTTCTCCTTCTTTATTAATTAATAAATTCCTAAATCGACTCCAGCTTCCCTACTAGCTGCAATCTTTTTGCGTACATCTTCTCTGTATGCTTCATCTTTTTCATATTTTGGATTGTTTATAGCCTCATACATTTCTGCTTTTGACCTGAATCCAATATTGGTTGTTTTATCTCCAGTACCTGTTTGATAATCAGGATTTTTACCTTCTTTTTCTTCCATATCCGTTTTTAATCCTCTTAAAACTGCTTTTAACTGAAATTTATCTCTTATCTCATTGATAGAGAGTATCTCTTCTTTTTTTAGGTTGTGAGCTGCCCAGTCAATAATTTTGTCCATAGCCTCACGACCACCAACACATTCAGCTAATTCATTCTTTTCTATCTCAGCTCTTGCTTCATATCCTTTGATGTAATTAACAACCATCTCTCTAGGTATTCCAGCTTCTTCAAGAGCTTTGTAAGATTCTTCTGATATATCACCATTAGCGAGGTATTCTTCAGATAGAGCATTATAATCAATACCCTTCTTATTTAAAGCATTAGAAACCTCTTCAGGATTATCTAAATCCACATCTTCAGGTTTAATATCTTCTTTTTTCTCTTCCTCTTTAGGAGGTTCTACATCTTCCTTTTTCTCTTCTTCAGGAGGATTTTTTTCGCCTGTATTTTCCTCTGCTTTTTCTTCAGCCTTCTCTTCTTCAGGAGGTGTTTGTTCTTCAATCTTTTCTTCTTCAGCCATAACTATTTCCTTTCAATTTGAAGCCTATTCATAGCAGAATAAATACCTGCTTGTTTTACGGATTCTTTTTGTTCTGCTTTTTTTGACAAAGCCATCATTTCAGCCACTTTATCATCCATCTTTTCTTCAGGAGTAAAGTTTTGCTTTTTCTTACTTGACATCAAATCTCCTTTAACCTTGTTGGTTTTCTTGTTCTTGCTTTTGCATCATGGCATCACCATATTTATTAACGATATTAGGAGCAGCTTTCTCCAACAGAGCTTGCTGTTGCATTTGCTGTTGTTGTTCTGCTCTCTCCTCTTCTGAATAGAAGAAACCATCAATATCAAGATTCAATGATGCTGCAATAGTATTAGCAATAGGGTCAACTTTACCTCCAAGCTGTTGTGCTATCGGAGCTACTTTACCCATTACTTCCCAAAATGTTATTAGTTTATTAAGGTCAGAGCTTCTACCCAAAGCTTCTAAACCTGTTGTAACTGTTAATTTAACAGACTTATCTCTGACTAAATCAGGTAATGCTGAACCTTTTTCTTTCTTCATGTGATGGAAAGTAACTTTGACATAAGCTTTTTGGAACTCTTTACACATAATTGAGTAGTAGTTTCCTAAAGCTTCCTCTAAGTCCTGAGCCATTATTCTGATTTCTTCAGCAGTTACTCTTTCAGCCTGTCTTTGTATAGCTGCTTTCATTACAAAGATTCTGTTTAATCTTCTTTCAATCTTGTCAGCTTCAGCCTGAGCAACTTGTAAGTCATAATATTTGTTAGCCTGTAGTGGTTGAACATCCTCTATCCTTCCAAGAGCAAATCCACCATTCTTAGCTTCTGATAAATGTTTAATCTTTGTTAAACCATTAGGATTAACCAGCATAACAAGTTTACTTCCTGCAAGGGAAGCTTCTTTGATTGCTTTTGAAAGTACATCAAGGTAGGAAATATCTCCAATATATTCCTCAATTAATCCTCTACCATAAGATTCACCATCAATAGCTGTGTATCTTAAAGCCATAAAAGGACATATCTCTATCGGATATTTACCATCAGTATCTAACTGTATTCCTTCTACTTCCTGAGTAACAACCCAATGCTTATCAGTTCTTTTAAATCTTGTATATAAAGTTAAGTCTGTATCTTCCAGTCTAAGACCCGAATCATCATTCTTAACTGCTTTCTTTTGTAACAATTTAGCTAAAACCTGCTCTTGTATCTTTTCAGGAAGAGCATAATAGTTTACTGTTTCTTCTGTAATTGCTTTTATAACATTTCCACAATAATCACGTTTAACACAATATCTGTCTAATGGATAATATCTCAAACCTTCTTTAGGGTCATGTATTAAGAATACATTACCTGCTACAAGTTGATGTTTTACAGCTTCACCAACAACAACCCTATCTCCTGATTGCTCTTGATAATCTAACAAGGCTTTCTCTATAACAGATAAACCTTTATTAACATCTTGTTCAAACTGGGATTTCTCAGCTCCCTGTAGGGTAGCTTGATTGTTTATGGTAATTTTATCCATTGAAAACTTAAAGAATGTTTGATTAGGAGGTAACATTGTAGTCGTTATCTTTGCTGATAAGTTGTTTACACCATCAGCACCTACCGACTGATTTGGTGTTTCTATTACCTTAACATTCTTTTTGCTTTGTTTTTGTGTATCTCTATCTGCAATTAATGATGGAATTGTATACTTTGCAGCTTCTTTAGCTTTGTCCAAGTATGGTTGTCTATCCTGTTTCATACTTTCATAATCATCAGCTATAGTCCTGCGTTGTATTGGGTTTTCTTTATATTCCATCATCACTCCTATACAGGGATATTTAACCCTGCTGCTGCCATATCAGTTGTGTTTACACCAGTAGTGTTTGATTCTTGATTCTTAACAGGTACTCTTAAAGAGCTTACTGTTCTCTTTTTAGTTCTCTTTTCACCTACTGTTGCTGCTACTTTTTCATTTGATAAAAGAGCATTACTTTTATTAAGTTGTTCAGTGATGGCTGCTGTTTGAGCTGCTGCACTACCACCACCTCCACCTCCTACGCACATATTCTTTATTCTCCTTTTTGTTTAAGCTGCTATATTTAAACCCATCATGTTCTTGGTTGAATTAGCCACATTATTGGTATCCACACCATAAACATTCTGAGCTATTTGTTCGTTGGTTTGTTTTTGAGGTAACATAGGAACTCTTAATGATGATAGAGTTCTATTCATTCTTGTGTTATCTTGTAATTGTCCTGTTTTATTAACTTCAGGATTTCCTGTCTGATTTTCTAATAATCTTTTAATCTCTGCTTCTTGAGCTTTTTGTGCTGCTGAGGCTGCCCTTGCACTATGTATGGATTGATATACTCCATATCCTGCCATACCCACAGCTGCCACACCTCCAGCGATAGTGGCTGCACCTAAACCTACACCTAATGCTGTCGGAGCTGCTGCTATTGCTGATGAACCACCAACTGCACCAATAATACCGAAACCAACATTAGCCATTACACCAACTGCTGCACTAGCTGCTGCTGACAATGCAGTACCTATAGCTGTAGCTGCACTAACAATAGCTGTTATTACACACATAAATCCTCCTTAAACAACAAAACCTCCCTGATTAATTACAGAGAGGTCTCTAAATTAAGGGTAGTCCATTTTAGGGTATGGTTACTGATTTATCAGGTCAGTCCATCTAGCCTTGACTACCACTATTCATCACTTAATACGTCTTGTTCATTATAAGCTTTTTCAAGCTTTAATTTGTCTATTACTTTTTGTTGCCCTATTAAAACTCCTAATTCATATTTATCTACATAATCTTTAGGTAATTGATTAGGAAAATCTCTCTCTAAACATTCAATTAGTTTAGTAGAGATTTTAGGGTATGTTTGGTTTTGAATCATTCAATCTCCTTCTTCCAATATACAGGGAAAATTAAAAAATCCATGTCCATTCTGTGTCCACTTACTATGCTAATTCATATAATTAGGATTTTATTCATAGTGTTCAAAAGGCTTGTTTTTATTGAAAAACCTATTTTCAAAGTCTGCTTTGCACGCAGAGGGTCAGGAGTTCGAATCTCCTAACCTCCAATTATTTTAGAGAAAGTCATAAACGGACATGTCCATTATGTGTCCGTTTTCTTTTTTGAACAAAATCCTAATTGTATGAATTAAGAACCTCTATAGCATCCAGTTTTTGTTTAGAAGATGTATGAATGTATCTCATAGTAGTTTCTATTTTAGTATGCCCTGCCAGCTCCTGAACTACAGGTAAAGGAACTCCCTTCTCCACCATTCTTGTTATTGCTGTGTGTCTCAAGTCATGGAATCTGAAGTTTTTTAAACCAGCAGCATCACAAACTGTTTTCCAGCTATGCTTTATATCTGTGTATGGTTTACCAGTGTCAGGATTTACAAATACATATTCTGATGTTCTTGGTATTGATTTTAGGAGTGTTAGTAGTTTTTCAGATATTGGTATGTCTCTTGCTTTACCTGATTTTGATTCAACTATTCTAATAATGTTGTAATCATAATTTACCTGAAACCACTTTAATCCAAATATCTCCCCCTTCCTCATCATTGTTTGTAAAGCTGTTGTAACTAATTTTTCAATATGTGGTCTTAATTCTCTTATTGCTTTATAAAGATTTTCTTCTTCATTTACTTCACCATCAACAACCAAATATCTAGGTATATAATTCTTTTCTCTTAATGAAGCAACCTCCCTTATAGGATTTTCCTTTATAAGTTTGTTTGCTATCCCAAGATTAAATCTTTTACTTAAAGCTATTCTGTATTTGTTGATGGTTGATACACTGAAACCTTTTTCAACAGCCAGCCACTGTTTAAACTTCTCACCTTCTTCAGGTGTTATAGTATCAACATATTTATCTTCACCAAAATACTCAGTAATAACCTTAGTAAAAGTATCCCTGCCATAAGATTTTTTGTTAATCTTAGCATAATCATCATAGAGCTTATTGAGAACCTTTAATCTGATTCTCTTAGTCTCTTTAGGGATTACTCCATTTTGTTGTTGTTGTAGTTTGTAAAGGAACTGGTTTTCTATTTTTGCAGCTTCTTTCTCTGTTGTTGCACCAGCACAAAGATAATGGTGTCTTTCACCATTAAGCTGGAAACGGCAATACCATTTCCCATTCTTTTTAGAGATAGTCATATTACTGTTATACCTCATCAATCATCACTGTCAATCCATTCCTGTATTCTGTGTTCCCTTACCATTACACTTCCACCAGTTTTCTTGAATAAATATTTAGGTAACTGACCTCTCCTCATCCATGTTCTGACTGTTTCAGGTTTCTTGTGAACATAGTTTTTAGCAAAATCTTCTATACTTATTAATCCAACCATATTTCCTCCTAACAAAAGAGGGGATTTAACCCCTCTTGTTTGTATCTACATAACTACCATAATCAAAATCTTCTGATTTGTTTGTTGCATAAGCCATCATCAACCTACATAAAGCATGGTCTAAATGGTCGTCTTGAGTATCTCCAGCTAAATAAGCTACAATATGAATCAGAGCATGATTGATATGTTCCTCCTGTGGAATCAATCTCCAGTTATTAGGAGTATATCTTGAAGCTCCATATTGGAGAACTGTAGCTATCTTAATCATTCTATTTAGCTCATCAGCTTCTAAATCATCTAAAGCAAGCTCTAAATACCATTTGTTATCATTCTGCATAAAGAAAGCAATATTTTCTATAGCTCTATAACAACCATGCTCAAACTCACAACCTTCATCAACACAAGTAGATTCACCTTCATCTTCATATTCAAGTTCCTCTGCTTTATTGTTAGCCCACTCCTCCAAGAAGTGAGGGTCAATTAAGTGCATAGCCATAGGAGCTTTAGACTGTTTACCTCCCTTAGAGTTTGTTACTATCTCAGCATCCTGTCCTACACCTTCAATAGCTACTTTTTTGAAAGATACATCAGGAATACTATCTAATAATTCTTGTTGTTCTTTCATTCTTTGTGTTGCATTATCTTCTAAATCATCAAACTCATGGTGTGGTTTATCCATTAATCCAAATTTATTATCCCAATATTGGTTTGCTACCATTATTCTTCCTCCAATTTTAACATATCTTTTACCTGTTCATCTGTCCAAGAACATCCACAAAGGAAGTTCCTTAAATTATGTACTAACTCCCAAGCTCCTATATCTGCTGGGAACTCATAAGTAAGTGTTTCATTATTGTTTGTGTATTGTAGTTTATAAAAGTATCTATCCATTAATCCAGTTTCTCCATCATAACTATTGCTACTTCATTTGCTTTATATTCATCTTTTATTCTTTGTATGGCATCTCTTATACATCCACTCTTCCAAACTCTATCACTCATAGCTTCAAAACAGGTTCTATAAAAAACATTACTAAGGGTTTCTATTCTATAAGTTACTGTATAAACCATTAATCATCCTCCAACAAATCATAAAGAGCATAGAACTTACCAATTAATATTCCATAAGAAACTCTTAGTTTATCCACATCATCAGGTTGTTCAATGATTTCTTCAACTGATTTACTGATAAATTTTTTAATATCTTCTGAACCTAAATACATTATTCAATCTCCTCTACATTTATTGTTATACATTTTATCTTGACAACTTGGATAAATCCGTATTGTATAGATGCTAAATGATATTTACCAGCACAAGTAGCAAATCTTTTTTCAGGATAAATTGTTGGTAATTTTTCATTCCACCCAGCAGATTTATTCCACCATTCACCTGTATCAATTCTTTTACAAGCCCATCCTATAAACTCCATAGTTTTACCTCTTTCTTTTTAAAATCATAATCCTCAGCTCTCAAGATTCTTGCCATTCTTGCATTTCTCAGTGCATCTTCCTCAGTAAATCCCTTTTCTTTGAAGGTGTTTATCACCAAATTCCACATTTCTTCTAAGGACTTTTCACCGATTTCCCCAAGAATCTTTCTTGCTGTAACATCTCCTATACCTTTACAACCCTCATAACCATCAACTTTATCTCCTATAAGGGTCTGATACATAAACCACCAATCAGCAGCTTCTTCTGTTATTACTTCAGATTTATCCTTACCATTAACTCCAGCTCTGTGGAACTTACAGGGAATCGTTTTGAAATCTTTGTCTAAAGACCATACAACTTTATCTCCCTTGATAATCTTATCTGAAGTAGCTAAGATTCCTATTACATCATCAGCTTCAAGATTAGGTTTCTCATAAATCTTGTACCCTGTTTGTTTAAGGTATTCTCTAAGCCAGTTATAAAGAATAGGTTTGATGTTCTTTCTGTTAGCTTTGTATTCAGGGTTTACCTGTTTCCTGAAGTTACCTCCCATATCAGATAAACAGATAACCAAATCCTGAGCTTTACAAGCTGTACAAATATCATCTATCATCTTCTCTGCTGTTCTTTTAGCTAAGTTTTTATCAGCCCAGCCAATGTTACGATAGATAAACTCATCATCTTCTTCTGTTGTTAGTTCAAAGCTTTCTGCTACAGCTTCAGCCACTTTATAAACTAAAACATCTCCATCTAATAAAACAGTTCTCATTGTTTCTCCTATGTTGTTAACCAAAGCTCATGTGCTTTATCTCTAATATCTACAGGTAAAGTTTCATTATCAGCTATATCCCCTAAAAAACTCTCAATCTCTGAGTTAAGTTCAATTAATCTTTCAACATCATCTAATCTGTCTGAAGCATAATCAATCTCAGCTCTTGTTTTATTTATTATTTTTAAAGCTTCCTTTTTAAACTCTTTATCCATTTATTTATCCTCTATTAATCTATAATCAAAATTCTGAACACCTAAGCTTTCTTTTAAATTACGAGTCCATCTATCCACATCAACCTTAACATCATATCTGATTGCCTCATATAAAAGGTCAGATGGTTTAACTCTATAAATTGTAGGGGATAAACTCAATCCATAATCACCACAACTAAGTCTTAAATCCTCTTTTCCTTCTTCTAATAATTTAAGCATTGTTTCACTAGCTTTTAATTTGTCTATAATTTCTGAGATATATTCTTTTTTCATTGATAAAGCCATTTTTGATTCCCTTCCACATATTTAATTGCATTTATAAGGTTCTCAGGTTTTTCATCAAACAACCCTAAAGCCTTATTACATTTACCACATAACAAACCTCTGATTTCTCCTGTCTTTTTGTTGTGGTCTATATGCAGATATTCATCTCCTTGAGGTTCATATCCACATATCTTACATTTACCCTTCTGAGCTTCAAATAACTCTAAGTATTGCTCAGGTGAGACACCATACCGATATTGCCAGTCATAATCTCTCCTACATATCTTGCAGTGAGGAGTATTAGGAGCAAAGTATGAATCAGGCAATATCCTCTGACATCTAGGACACTTCTTCACCATTTTCCTCATCTTCTCCATAAACTAATTGTTGATATGCTGCATCTCTTGAATGAGGTGTTGTGTCAATTGATTCATACAACTTTCTTAATGCATTCTTTGTATTTGATAGGGCTTGCTGATAAAGACCTTCTCTTGCATATAGTTTTTGCCTTCCTTCTTGTGCAAGTTTCACTTGTTCTTTTAATTTTATATTTTCAGCAACAAGGTCTTTTACTGCTGTTATTATGTTTTCATCTTCCATCTTCTTTTAATTCCCACTTTCCTTCTTCTGTTTCCTCTAAGCAGAAAAATGCACTGACTGCTAAAGGTAAACCATATTTTTCTGCTGCTGCTTCTATTTCAGGTGTAAGTTTTCTATTACATTCCTTCTTACAATTTGTATGAGAGCAGAATGTTGTATCTCTGTAAACTATCATCTTATTGTGTTCTCCTGATAAAATCCTTTTCCTTGTATTAGAACAGTTCCTTGAGATTGCCAGTTAGTTTCAGCTTTACTTCCACATTTAGGACATTTAGCATCATTTCTTTCTGTTAAACTCATTATATCTGTCCACTCATAATTGCATTTAGGACATTTTAGACTATATGTTGGCATTAGTATCTTACCCTCACAAATCTATATGTATCTTCATCAGCTTCTCTATTTTTGAAAGCTTCCTCTTTGTTATCATAAACATCCACCATCAAACCTCTTGTGCAGAGTTTATATTCTCTTGGTGTTAAGTTTATATATCTATACCTAGTGCGTGTCATACCAACTATCTCCTACTTTAGCTTCTCCATCCAAAGGACATCTGAAGTTGAAATACTCTCCAGCTTTCCTTATTGCTTCTACAGCCATAACCTTGTATTCATCAACCAGCTCAGGTCTGACTTCAGCTTGATATTCGTCATGGACATTAAGTACAAAAGCCACATCTTCATTTATCTTCCATCCTTTTGCTTCTATATCATCACAAAGAATACACAGAGCTTTCTTCATAACAACTGCTCCAGCAGACTGTAAGAGGACATTAAGACCTTTATACTGTTCTCTAACTTTGAGTATCCTTCCGTCAATTCCTCTGAGATAGCCTCTCTCAGATATTCTTGACTTAACTCCAGTAGTGAGTTTTTTAAGTTTAGGTAATGCTTTAAGGAATCTTTCTTTAATTGCCTTACCTTCTTTCGCTCCTTTACCTGTAATAGAACCAATTTTTGCATCTCCTGCTCCATATAAGAAGCCATAAATAAAAGTCTTTGCATTACTTCTAGTCGGCAATCCTGCTGCTTGCTGATTTTTGGAATGAATATCTCCATTAAGTATTTCATGTGTATAATCCTCATCATTCATATAGTGTGCTAAACATCTGAGTTCTAAGCCTGAAGCATCACAACCAACCAGCTTGTAGCCTTCTCTAGCTCTAAAGAGTTCTCTGCACTCCTTACCCATAAACCCACCAACAGCAGGTACTTGAGCAAGGTTAGGAGAGTTATGAGTGCATCTTCCTGTTACTGCTCCTATGGTATCAACTGCACCATGTATAGCTCCATCAGGGGAAACTAACTTTAACCAAGCATTTTTCCCATCTGCCAGCTGACCTAGTGTCTTTGTTACCAA